TCATTGGCGTGGGCGGCTTGGTAACAGGTTATACTGTCACAGCTTCAGATGCATTGTTGTTGCAGACTTTAACAAACAATGCCAATATTCAGCTCCTGCCCAACGGCACGGGCAACGTCAACATTGGTCGTATGAGTGCCAGTGGCGATGTAACTGGAGGGGTATTCCGTGGATCAGGTCAAGGCCTTACAAATCTTACAGGTGCCAATGTAACTGGTAATGTACCAAATGCCACTACAGCAGTGGTAGCAGGCACAGTGACCACAGCAGCACAGGCCAACATCACTTCGGTTGGAACACTGACCAGCTTGGATGTAACCGGCAACATCACCGGCGGCAATATCAATACCGGTGGAGTGGTAAGTGCAACCGGTAATGTTAGAGCAGCCGGATACGTCTATGCCAACGGTGTGGCAGTGGCAGGATCTGGACCACAAGGCACAACCGGTGCTCAAGGCACAACCGGTGCTCAAGGCACAACCGGTGCTCAGGGTGCAACCGGAACGCAGGGTGCCACAGGTGCTCAAGGCATCCAGGGCGTGCTAGGTGCTCAAGGTACGACCGGTGCCCAGGGTACTCAAGGCATCCAGGGCGGAATTGGCGCTCAAGGCACGATCGGCGCACAAGGCATACAGGGTGTGCAAGGCATCCAAGGCGTTCAAGGTATCACCGGTGCTCAAGGTATTACAGGAACGCAAGGCACAACCGGCACACAAGGCATCACAGGTACTCAAGGCACAACCGGCACACAAGGCATCACAGGTACTCAAGGCACAGTCGGAACGCAAGGCACAACCGGTACTGCAACACAAGGCACAACAGGTGCCCAAGGCATCACGGGTACGCAAGGTGCTGTGGGCACACAAGGCACAACAGGTGCTCAAGGCACAGCCGGTCCAAGCACCACTATAAATGCCACTGCCGTCACAACTGGAACGTTCTATCCTGTGATGGTAGCTGCTACTGGTAGCAATCAAACTGCCTCGGCAAACACAGGCGGAATATCATTTAATGTGGCCACAGGCCAACTGACCACTACTTCTACTAGAGCATTGTATGCTGACTTGGCTGAAATGTATGCGGCTGATTCAGCATATTCTCCAGGAACTATTCTAATATTTGGTGGCAATCAAGAAGTTACTATAAGCACTGTCACACACGATAACCGAGTGGCCGGGGTAGTATCTACAAACCCAGCACACGTGATGAATTCCGGACTGCAGGGTGAATTTACCGTGGCAGTTGCACTGGCAGGTCGTGTGCCTGTAAGCGTGATCGGTAACATCTCTGCAGGTGATCGAGTTGTGACCAGTAATCGAGCAGGTGTAGCAGAAGCACTGGATATGGTTCGCTATCAACCTGGTGTGATAATCGGCAAAGCCTTGCAAAGCTACTCTGGCAACGGCGTTGGCGTGATTGAAGTGGTGGTGGGCAGACTGTAATTCTAACACTCGCCCACTGTTGGCATAAATGTTAGTATGACATTAAGCCAACAAATCTATCAGAATGGCCTGACCAAACCGGTTATCGCAGCCGGTGGCACCATACATCCTCTTATTATTCCAGCCGATCTTACCAACGGAACTGGCTTGATGAATCCCAGCATCTTCATCGACGGAGATCGAATTCTAGTGAATCTACGCCATGTGAACTACACACTTTGGCACAGCGAAAACAAAAAATTTGAACACAGATACGGCCCGTTGCAGTATCTGCATCCGGAAAACGACCACCATCTGCGTACCTGGAACTATTTGCTCACAATGAATCCGGATATGACCATAGCCACCACACAGGCCATAGACACATCAGCACATGATGTGGAACCCATCTGGACGTTTGTGGGACTGGAAGATGCCAGGATCCAACGCTGGAATGGTAGACTTTGGATCTCCGGCGTGCGTAGAGATACTACCACAAACGGCCAAGGTCGCATGGAACTGAGCGAACTAGAAGTCACAGATGCCGGAGTGAAGGAGATCCTGCGTCGACGCATTCCTGCACCCGGTGCGGATGATACCTACTGTGAAAAGAACTGGATGCCTGTGCTGGATCAACCTTACACTTATGTAAAATGGGCCAATCCTGCAGAAGTTGTGAGATATGATATTGAAACCGGAACTACTAACACAATACATCTCAACCCGACTCAAGTCATACCCGGAGTTCCAGATTTCCGTGGAGGTAGCCAAGTGATACCTTACGGCGACAACTACATAGCCTTGATACACGAAGTGAACCTGTTCAAGAGTGAAGCCGGTGAGAAAGATGCCACCTACAAGCATAGATTCCTCATGTGGGATCGCGACTGGAACATGCTGGCCTACACAGATGCATTCAGCTTGATGAAAGCCGACATTGAATTCTGCACCGGTGCTGCTTGGTATAAGAACGAACTGTTGCTGACATTTGGATTCCAAGACAACGCAGCATTCATATTAAAAATGCCAAGAGCATGTGTGGATCAGTTCCTAACTGAGGCCAATCGTATTCCTGTGGTTCCTACTATGACCACACCGGATGGTGCTGAACACGAGTTTGACTGGGGGGTGGCTGCTAATAATACATGGTTTCATGCCACTGTAAAAAAAGAGATCTTTGCCGATAACACCTATCAGAGATTTTTTGAAGTAAAGCCCGGGGATGTAGTCATGGACATTGGAGCCAGTGCTGGCCCATTTGTCTGGAGCATAGTTCCACAACAGCCCAGCAGAGTGATCTGTCTAGAGCCACACAAACAACTGTATCCTATCTTGGTAAAAAATGTCAGCCACACTGGACTAGATGTCAAGACTATAAATCGGGCCTTGGGTCATTCAGATGGCCTGAACTATCTATCCGGATTGTATGATGAAAACAAAACAGCACACAGCGATGGCACCGATGGCACGGTATTAGAGACCATCAAGTTCACGACACTGGTACAACAACAGAAACTCACGCACATAGACTTCCTCAAGATGGACTGCGAAGGAGGCGAATACGACTTCTTCACAGATGAAAATCACGATTGGATCATGAACAATGTGCGTAAGATAGCCATGGAGATACATCTGGCTACTCCGGCACAGAAAGAAAAATTCCGTAAATTCAGAGATACTTACCTGCGTGAATTTACCAACTTCCACGCACTCAGTATTGACTATGTGGACATCAAATGGTCTGTGTTTGATGACTGGTTTGTGGATCACTACTCTGCTTTTATGCTGTACATTGACAATCAGATCGCACCGCGAGACAAGAAAAAATGGCAGCACTATCCTGCACCCACTCTGGAGATAACCACAATCATTCCGGAAAAAGGTTGCGTAGTTGATTGTGTGTTCTGCCCACAACGCACCCTGGAAGAAGTATACACCGGCACCCGGATTCTGGCCTTGGATGACTACAAGAGCATGATCAACAAGGTGCCTCGAGATGTGCGTATCACCTTTGCTGGATTCACAGAGCCCTGGATGAACAAATACTGCACAGAAATGGTTCTGTACGCACATGATCAAGGGCATCCTGTGAGCATTTTTACCACAGGTGTGGGAGTGAGTGTGGAAGACATGGAAGCCATAGTACATATACCATTTGCCGGCAACCCCAACGGCGGCTTTGTGCTGCACTTGCCTGATGCAGAAATGTTGGCACGCCATCCAATCACCCCGGGCTATATCAAGACCCTGGAATGGTTCCGAGATAATAATCACAGGATCAAGAACTTTTCTAAAATGAGCATGGGTGCTGAACTACATCCCAGTATCCGACATATATTTGACTCTGCACCCAGCTATGCCATGTGGAGCAGAGCCGGCAACCTGTTCCGTGAAGCAGTGGCCAAACCGCAGTTGATTACATTAAGAGATCGCTGGAATGCCATCACACACGAAGGTCCAAAAACCTGCGGCTGTGTGGAAGGCTTGTATCACAACGTGCTGCTGCCCAATGGTGATGTGAGTCTGTGCTGCATGGACTATGGCCTGGATCACATTATTGGCAACTTGCATGAACAATCATACGAAGATGTGATTCCTCAAGATCAGACCTGCTTCACGCTGTGCAACTCTTGTGAAAATGCCACCGATCCAAAAGTCATAACATTTGTGAAATAAAATGAAATATCTACACCTGTACATTGAAAACTCCGAAGATCCCACCATCAACTTCTTGCTGGCACAAGAATATGAAAACATAGGACAGACCGGTGCAGCAGTGAGTTTCTATCTACGTACCGCAGAACGCAGCACAACTGATCAACAACAATACGAAGCACTCATGCGATGCTGTGTGTGTTTGGAAAAACAAAAAACTCGAGATGACACCGAAAAAGGTCTGCTGCTCAAAGCCATCGCACTGATTCCTGCCCGCCCGGAAGCATATTTCTTGTTGAGTAGATTGTATGAGAAACATCGAGAATGGCAAGAAAGTTATACCACAGCAGTGTTGGGACTAACATACAGCAACTTTAATCTTGCACCCGTGGTCACTGATCAGTATCCGGGCTATTGTGGATTGTTGTTCCAGAAAGGTGTGGCAAGTTGGCATGTGGGTCTGGCAGAACAAAGTCGTCAGATCATGGTTCATCTTCAAGATAACTTTGTTATGCATCAGATATACAAAGATGCCATTGAATACAACTTGAAGATCTGTGGATTACCTAAATCACCATTGGCGGAAACAAAGTCAGCACCTGCTGTGCATATATCTCGAACCAGTTCAGATCTGTTTAGTTCACAACCCAGACCAGGTGTGTGGATCGTGGACAACTTTTATCAAAACCCTGACGCCATCAGAAAGTTGGCATTGGAGCAAGAGTACGACCAAGGTGGTATTGGAAAGTATTACATAGGCAACCGCACCAAGCAGCAGTTCTTGTTTCCAGGATTGAAAGAAGAATTTGAATACATCATGAATCGCAAAATTGAGAAGTGGGAAGAACACGGCATGAATGGCCGATTCCAAGTTTGCAACGAAGGTGAACCTCTGGTGTATCACTGTGATCCACAACGGTGGGCCGGCATGCTGTACCTCACACCCAACGCACCGTATCAATCCGGCACAAGTACCCATGCACTGAAAGGCACAGATGTTCGGCATATCAGCCACCCAGACATTGCCAAATGTTTCAGGCCCGGCAGTCAGAATCTAGATAGAACGATATTTGAGCCTGTGGACACGTTTGGCAATGTGTACAATCGCCTGGTGATATTCAATGCTGGATACTTACATTCAGCCACAGATTATTTTGGATACAACAACGACAACTGCCGATTGTGGCAGATGTTCTTCTTTGACTAGACGCAGGTGATCTCTAGACTTGCTATCTTTTTCTGGATGGCATCTAGATTCACAGTGTTCCACAAGCCAGGATGGAGAGGTCTTGGCAATCTTCCACTTTGCACCCACGCATATCCCACATGTTCGTGATTGAGTTCAGGAATGAATTCGTGATCCACTCTGCACCAGAAGGTGTGATATTCAAATCCTCCGTCGGCTGATGTGAACATTTCAATGGGTATCAACTGTTGGTACTCGGGCATGCTGCCCAACTCTTCAGAGCATTCGCGCTCCACAGCGGTGATCAAGGTCTCGTTGGGTTCTACCTTGCCACCAGCAAGCCCCCAGGTGTCAGGATATTTTGAATCATTTCGTAAGAGATAAAGATAGCAGCGTGTTCTCACGCAATAGAACCACACCCCCACTGCTTTTACAACACAAGAGTCCATTCGCCTCCGGGATAAAGACCATCTATGCTCTTGGCCCACTTGGTGCCGTTCCAGTAGTATTGGATGCCAGTGGTTAGATTTGTCACATATTGAGGACCTGTGGTGCCTTGACTGTGGAATGCTATCACCCATCTTGATCCATCAAATTCAATGATATCGTTGGCATTGGCGATCAAGGGTTGATTGTTGGTTCCTAGCCATGCAATTGGGTTGTTTAGATTGCTCTCACTGCCGGTGCTTTCGTTCAGCAAGTATCTCTGTCCAATCAAGCTGCTGTCTAGGCCATCATTGGGACCAGAAGTCAATGGATTTACCACAGCATCTACAGGTGCCAGGGTGTTTTGTGGCATTGTGTCCGGGTCAATGTTGTAGATCAACAATCGATCATCAGCAGGGTTTATCGCTATGGTTCCCACAACCGGAGATCCGTTGTCGGGATCCCAAGGGTCAGCCAGGGTGATATAACTGATTCCAGGACGCAATACCCCATACATTCCAATCACGGCTGGCCAGGTGATCTGCGGATTTTCTACAACAGGAAACCCAAATGGTTCTAGACTCAGTCTGTCCGGACGCACCGGCGGTTGGGTTGATTGTAGTACCTGTAGTTGATTGTCCAACAGCAGAACTTGATATCCTCCGGGTGTGACTTTGATCCTGGTACCCAACAACAAGTCACTATTGCTGATGGCATTCACAGTATCGCCCTGTGCATCAAAGATGCTGGCAATCACTCTTTCAACCACACCCAGTTTCTTGATCTTGGCCGGAGACGAGATCCAGATTGGCATGCTGAATGTCATGGTCATGATGTCGATAGGATCGCCGGTTCCTTGAGGAACACTTCTGCTGCTCCATTTCACATTGTCAAGATTACACACACTGAGACTGGTCCAATCAATATAATTGTCTGTGGCCTGTATCTCCAATGCAGGGTTAAACAATGTGGCAATCTGTTCAAACAACTGCATCTTCTGATTGGTATTACTGGTCCATATGTCCAGATCAATGGTGAGTTTGTATGGTACAGGCATGAGTCTTTCTACTTGGAAAGCATTGCCTTGTGTGGTCTCGTAACTTTCTGTGCCCGGATCCCAAGTTCGTTGACGCACAAATATTTTGTTCACATGATATGGCTCTTGCATGCGCTCACGGTCATAAGCAAGTGCAGTGATGTGGAAAGTCATCAAGGGCGTGGCATTTAATGAGTTAGCAGAATTCTGGTTCAGTATGGTCTGTGCATTTCTACTGGCATCACCATAGCGTATGGGCACACGAATTAAGTCGTTAGTACCTTGTTCGTTGCGTCCGTATTCAACTTCAAACAAGCTGAACATGCGTGTGAACTGCAATAGATAGCGACGAATTTGCTCGTCATAAAAAAACATTTGACTCATAGTCTATGCTCTGGATACAATACTTCGTCGATGAACTTTTTAATCACAGCTTCTTCTACACCCATGCTGATCATGCTGCGAGCCACATGTGGATTCAATTTGTTGTTGGCATTGTATCGACTTTGATTTGGCCAGTAATCATGTTCAGACTGTGCAGTTCGGCCCACGTTGTTTAGATAATAATCCAGATTGGATTCGGCCAGCTGGCACAAGTTTTCCAGTTCAGCTTCGTCGCTCACATTGCCTGCGGCCACAATGTTTGAACTGAAAATTTCGGCGGCCCATTGCGGTAATACTCTGGGTTTGTTCCAGGTCACATCTTTAACAGTTTCGGCAAAGTGTTTCATCATAAAGTGGTCGGGATCGCCGCCGTCACTGAAGTCATGAAATGCTCCTGTGATCTTGTTTGGTCCGCATACAGCATCAAATCCCCAGATTGGGCTGGGATCATTGTAGTGTGGAAACACTGTGCAATGTAACACAAGAATCTTGTGACTGGCAGTTTTGTCCACAATCTCAACATGTGCTCTGCGATATGTAGGACTAGTGTACAGTCGATTATACCAGTCGTAGTGTTCGGC